TTAAAGTCAATGATAGCAGGGCTACCATCCCAATCTGCAATAAGATCGGTGCGACCTGCTGTCTTTAGGCGCTTTGAAAATAGAGGGTATTCAATGCCAAGTATGTTATCAACTCGGATATCAAGATATGGTTTGATGTTATTCCGGAAGTCATAAAGATTGATTGGCATCGCTCCAACATGGTAGTCCTCCTTATTCATTAAATAATCTTCGGCAAGTTGATGGATCGCTGTTCCGCGATTACTTGCTTGAGTTGTGATTTTATTTGCTTCTGCTTCACCAATTCTTTTACGCCATTCGTCTAGATGACCTTTGTCGAGTGATGAAAGCACTGTAGTGACAGACGGGACAAGAGAACCATCTGGTAATAGATAGCGCCTTTGTCCCGTCTCATAGTTAGCTTCTAGTTCTATTTTATCAATAAACTTATGATTAAAAAGTTTATGTCGTGATTCCAAGTTTGTGCTTAGCAATAATGTATTCCTTCACCAGTCCCGAACGGACAATATCATCTACTTCAAATTCAACATAATCGAAAGAATCCATATTGTCAAGTATTCTCATGAAATTTCTCAAACCTTCTTTATCTTCACCACGAGTAAAATCTGTTTGACGTCCATCACCACAGAAAATTACACGACAATTCTCACCTGCTCTAGTAATAACTGAATCTAATTCGTGACCAGTCATGTTATTAATTTCGTCAACAACCATAATGCAATTTTCAAATGTCTCACCACGCAAATAAGAAGTAGATAGAAATTCAACAACTCCCTTTTGCTTTAATTGTGCATAAGCATTTGCAGTTCTAAACATCTTTGAAGCATTTCTAATATAGGGTGCTTCATAAACTGCTTCTTTATCTTGCTTTTTACCAGGCAAGAAACCTTGATTTCTTGTTGGTACTGTTGATCGTATGATATAAACCTTTTCGTAAGGTGTTTCAGACGATAGAACATCTTTAATTGCAAAGTGCATTCCTAGATAAGTTTTACCTGTTCCTGGCAATCCATGTAGAAGTAGGTTATTACCTGCTTTATATGAACGATAGGCATTCTTTTGATTTTCTGTCAAAGGTCTAAATTCATCTAGTGTTAAAGAATATCTTACTTCAGTTTCGGGTATTTCCACACCCATCTGTTGCATCATTCTTTTTTGTTTGCGGGTCAAGCGTTTCTGCTGTAATGTTTGTTGATCCATTCTTTCTTCTTTTTTATTGTTATTGCATTTAGAAAGTATTGATAGTACTACGTGAGATCCCCCGTTGTGATTTCTTTTTAATTTCTCGAAGAACGTCTCTAAATCCATCATCAGGTTTTGTTTTTGACGCACCCATTGCTGAACTAGCCATTCCAGGAAACCCATTCACCATTCTTTCTATATGCGGGTTTTCCACGAGATATTTATCCGCTGTGGAAATACCCATGAATTCTTCCCATTGCTCGCCCGTGTCTTTATTCTTAAAAAGATAAGTTGGCACTAGTCATAATCCCTTCTCGAGGCTCTAGTATCGGTTTCAGCAGATTCGTCTATTGTGACGTTCTTTTGTTCCCATGCGATGCGCTTAGCAGCACGGCGCTGCTCCCATGTATTAAGACGGCTACGCTCATCTTCATAACTATCATCGAACCACTTGCTTTGTTTAGATTTACCCATTAGATTAGACCCGGAAATGCCTCATTAACGATTGCAGTAGTAATGCCTTTGACTGGTAGCTTTTTGTCTTTTATTGTTACTAGTAAATTAGCATCATGAGGATCAATTGATTCTAGCAATCCAATGAAAAGTGTTTCTCGCTTTAGTGGTGTTAGAGCGGGATTGCCACCTTCAATAAACAAATATAGACGGCGAGCTTCATGATACAACATTGACTGCTGATCTAGATATGGAGCTGGTTTATAGGGAGGTGCTCCTGGCGGCAATGCCCATTTGACTGCGGGATCAAGCGCATATTTCAAAACAGTTCGCAATGCCGACGAATCATTCTTTCGAAAGATGTTAATCTTTTCTTCTTTAGTTTTTTGTTCTGATACCATTTTCAGAACTTCTGCAATGCCTAAACGCATTAGAATTCTCCAATTGATTCCATTAAGTTTCGCAACTTGAATTGCACAAAATAGTTAAACAGTTTACTGCGACCCTTGCCTGATTGGGTCTCATATTGATTTATGATATTCTTTTTGATCTCTTCCGGAATGAAGTTGAGATCAATCAATTGCTGATTGCGCTTATAATTACGCAACAAGTTATCATCACCAAATGCTTCAGGTAGCATCTGCAACCACTGTTCAAGTTTCTTTGTGGTAACAGGTTTCTGTCTAGTCCCAATTACAAAGCAATTGTCGGGTGACAATACATTAGGAACACCATCACCTGCGTCACCACGCAAGATATGCTCTTTAGTATATTGGGCTGGATTATTGTGCGAAACATATTTCTTCCGAATAGGATCGAATTGTTTTACATTTAGGAATTGCTGTAGTTGAATGAAGTCCTTATCTGCTGAAAGAATCAGAATAGGCTCCATCATGTTATTGCCGAAGTGTTGAACAAGCGAACCAATAACATCATCCGCTTCTGCACCATCAACATCAATAATGCGATAGGGAAAGTATTCAGTCAATTCTGCACGGATCATATGCAGACATTCGAATACAGCTTTCCAATCAAGATCTGATTTCTCACGATCTTTTTTGCGACTTGCTTTGTAATAGGGGAAGATATCTCGGCGCCAATAGCGTTTATTGTCGCAAGCAATGACGAGTTCGCCGAAATCTTCTTTGAACTTCGTCATATACATTCTAATGGAATTCAATACCATGTGGCGGATCAAATCCGGTTCAATTTTGGTATTGGTATGTGAACCTAGACTCATCATAAGGTTCGACAGCATCACTTGATTTAGGTCAAGAATAATAATTTTCAGTCTCCATTATATAGATTTAATTGCCACCCAACAGAATTGATTCTGAGTTGCTTTGAATTTTCATTCTTGGCACGATAGCCGCCATAACCATTTGTGTTTATATCAGGAACAACAGAACCCATATATCTTTTTAAACACGACATAAGAATATTTTTTTCATCACACATTTCTTGTAAATTGCCATGACACATTATAACATTGCCTTCAGGAGATGTCAATTGCCATTTTTTAGCACTAGGATTTCTAATTCCTTTAGCAACACCATTATCTTTTCTTGTCTTAGAAACTTTATCTGCCCATGTCATATTTCTGTTTTTCAATTTTTCCGAAACTAATTTATTTCTTTCATCAGAATATGAAGTAAACCCGCCATGACCACCTATAGCTTCATTGAGACCCATCATAGGCAATGACCTCATTTGCCGTTCAATATCAAAACAATCTTCCTTAGATCCCATATGTATCACAATCATATTGTTTTTAAATTTTAGGTCATGCAATCTTATATACTTACCTATAGTATATTTACTTTTCGCATGACCTTTCCATCTTCTTTCTAAAAAATTAGAAACCCCTATATAGCATTCAGCATATGGCGGAATTAAATTTTCTAATTTTCCTATAGCGTATACGAAATATCGCATCATCAGTCCTGGTTTATTTCTATTATATTTATATGATGCTCGATTTTAACCAGGCTGTTCCTCTGTTGTTTCATCATCATTTTCGTCGCCCACACCTGAAAATATCACAGTTCCATCGTCTTGTAAAGTAAATAATTGATCTGCCACGACCTGTAAGGGATAATCCATCGAATGATATTTATACAGCATGGATGCTATTGCCTCGAATGCTAGCGCAACATCTTTGACATAGGATCCATCTTCTGGTGTGAAGTTAAATCCAGATATTGCTAGATTGTCAAATATGACTTCTGCAATAATAGCCATTGTCTCATCAACATGGACATGTCTGACATTTTCTAAATTGTCATGTACTTCATCCAATGATTGAGGAGGACTGCCTCTTTTTTCTTTTGGGAACTGAACTATGTTACTCAAAGGAAACCTTTCCGCTGTTAAACACAGCTTTTAATTCTTTTGCATTATATATCCAAACTGATGTATTAACAGGCAAATTTTGCTTATGGTAAAAAGGACCGGAGTGTGTGTTCTCCGGTCCCATGTAGATTTTATCAAAAGAATTCTTTTGCATTATGTTCTATATTCAAACATCTGCCCAGATGATTTCACAATTTCTGTCGAGTAATCCTGCAACGAATTTAGCAATGCTAACCATTGTTGCTGTAGCATTTCCCAATTGTAGAATACATCAGCGTATGCTTTTTGGGTTAAAATTTTGCTATTATAACTTTTCTCGTCCATTCCTTTAACTTCTTCAATAGTAGCTTTCAGGACTGTATAGAAAATATTTGCGTGATCTTGCGGGGTATCTTGAAACTGATACATATGTGTCCAATTGGCAGCAGTTTCAGACAATGCACCAAAGTTAGAATGAACGCAAACAAGACCTGAACTCATTGCTTCCATTAGGCATATACAAGAAGTTTCTGCCCAAGTTGACGGATATGCAAAAATATGCGAATCTTGTAATGATCTACGCAATTCATCATTAGAAACTGTTCCGTGATAGTTGATCTTAGGATGATCTTCTAACGCTTTAAACAAGTCCTTGAATGGTTTATCACGATCATCCCATCCATATAATTTAAATGACGAATAAACGTCAAGTTCAATGTTGTCATATTCTTCTGCTAGTTTTGTGAAAACTGAATAGAGAATATTCAAACCGCGATGTGGTGTTGGCGTATATACGAGTTTGATCTTTGAACGATCTTTCTCTTTCCATTCGATTGGATCAATTCCGTTGCGAATAACAATACACTTTGACCACGGAATGTTGTAACGTTCAATATATCCACGCATCTGCCAATTAGAAGTAAATACAAGTTTATGGAAACGTGACCATCCGCCATTAGCAAGATGTTCTGATTCAGGATCACCCGGAAGATCATGCAACCATAGAACACGCACATGCTTGTCAGAGAGTTCTTCATGGACGCGAGAAACAAAGATTTGAAACTTGTCTAACAACTCGGTCGAAATTGCTTTTGCAAGTTTCTCTTTCATCAACTCAGTTCCGCCCTTTGCAGATCCTGAAAATTTATCAATTGCAATTGGCATTACAAATACTCCGACACAAGAGTCATCTCAATTACATTGTCAATGCGGAATGAACGCCAACCTTCTGACTCAATGTCATATACAGCAACGACTTCATCATTACCTTCATGCTGACGCTTAACTAAAGTTGTAGGTTCGCTTACTACCGCAGGAATCAAATCTTCACGCAATGTGCAAAGCATATCACGAATATCGCCATTTACTTTTTTGAATTTAACACGAGCAACATTGCCCTTCAGAAAAGTATGGTACGCGCTTTTTGATTCTTTAAATTCTTCTAGTGTCATGCTGTTTCCTTTTTGTAATGTTCCATGAGATCAGTATAACCCCCAATCAACACATTGTCAATAACAATAAACGGAAATGTCGTTTGAGGTGCAAATTTTTCTAGAACAAATTCACGATCAAAATCTTCATGCAATTTACGTTCTACATATGCAACACCGCGAAGTTGTAGTTGTGATTTCGCCATTGCACAATAGATGCATTGCTCTTTAGTATAGATTTCAATCATGCCTCGACCTCTTTTTGCCCTTTACTCATGTGCTTGAGGTTCGTAATATAATCTTTGCCATTAACAGCAATACGAGTAGAAGAATGCACTTTAGTGCCATCTTTGCTTACATTGGGCAGAGACCATACAATGTTCTTGCCTTGCTTAAGCGCTTTAATCTGGTTAAGCAAACGCTGACCCCCATCAGTATTCGGAGTCTTAATTGAAGACATACGCTCACCTTTAGAGGTGTAGGTTTTACCAGAAGATTTCTTAGCCAATTTATCACCTTATGTTTATGAAAGAAGAATGGTGCCCCCGGTAGGATTCGAACCCACGACCTTGAGAGTAGAAATCTCTTGCTCTATCCAGCTGAGCTACGGAAGCATATTAGTTATATGCCAAGCAAACGTTGAATTTCACGCTTGTCTTGTGGAAGGGTATTACCCGCTTCGATATGTTCTTGAAGCTGCTCAAAATAGAATGCAGCAGATGATGCAGGTTCATCTGCGGATTCTAGAATCTCTTTGCAAGTACGAAAGAAGATTTTCAATTTCATCTCTTGCATATCATCACCGAGAGCAGCACGGTGTGTTTTACCTGGTCGTTGATTACTCATCATATCACCATTGTATTATATATTAAGGGCAATGTCAACCGCCCTTAAAGTTTATTTGCAATTTTCGCCAAATCTTCGATATTGACAGGGTAATAGTCAGTATGTTCTACGCTGAC